CTGTAAGCGCAGGCACAAATGGGGTGGTATCTTTCATCACCTGTTGCGCTAAAACGCTTTCAGCGCGGCCACAGGCCCTTGCAAGCTGCCGCTTTACCTCGTCCATGCCGGACACGTCAACAGAGAACTTGAGCGACATCTTATGCCCCTCCGACTTCCCAATGTCTCATGTCCACGCTGCCAAAATCTTTCTCGTCCACTTTGGTCACGTTGTAGCAGCCGTCCTGTGCCATAGCCACGTCCTCTTTGTCTGTGACAAACTCGCCTTTCACAAAGAACGTCAGCCCGCCGTTACCGTTCACAGACAGCGTCCACAGCCCGGACTTGTCCGCCGCCGCAAGAAACGCCTGCGGGGGCGCGTAAGTTTTTGCCTTGCCTGTCGTGCCGTCCACCGCTTTCACGGAAAACGGAATGTACAGGTTTACTGCGTCCGCGCTCTCAAGTCCGCTTTCACGCACGTTGACCGCCTTGCTGGCTTGCAGCATAACACCGCGCAGGATGGTCACATACAGCTTTGTAATTTCCTCAAAGGTCGCCGGGTCAGTCTCCTGCACGGCGTTGTAGACCGTTATAGTGTGGGGCGCGTACAACCACAGCACCCCCCTCCCCGATACAGCAGACCGGTATGCGCCAGATACTCGTTACAGGTCGCCGCCAGCAGTTTCTTCGCACCGTCCGTTGCACTCAGTGCGGACGCAGCAGCTTCGCCGCCGCTGGCCAGCGTCCGGGAGTACCCGCCTACCGTTTCGCTTTTCACGTCATCGCCGGTCGCCGCGTTCGTCAGTTTGGTTGCGGCAAGCTGCTGCGCGGCCTCGATCAATTGATACTTGTCCACCAATGCGCAGCAACACATCTTTACCGCGTCCAGATCGGCGTGGTCTTTGGCTTTGTTGCGCGTGTAGTAATCGAGAAAGGAGCTGGCTCGTACAGCCAGACGCGGATAATCTTCCTCGCTCACGGTTCCCATATAGGTGCCGGAGTAGTATTTAAAATCTGCGTAAGTCATCAGCGCCCTCCTTCCAAAACTGCGAGTATTTCAGCCTTTTTCATCGAACTGCTGACCCCTTCCACCCCGTTTTCATCGGCATACGCAAGCATTTCGGCTTTTGTCATGTCGGAGAAAGCCGGGGTGTCAGGGTCAGGCTCATTCAGCAGTTCAGTTAGCCCCCCACTGCCGGAGTGATGGAGCCGACAACCACGCCGTCAATGCGCTCGGCGAACAGCACCATGCCGTTGATAACGGTATCGGATGCGGTCATGTTGGTGTAATCGGGTTCCTCGTGGATGCCGATATAACCGGTGGCGTCGGTGGTGAAGTTGAACACCTCGCCCAGATCTGCGCCGTTCACAGGGATGTAGTACAGGACGATGTTGTCCTTGGCGGTGGCGTAAATCTTGCCCTTGGGGACGCTGGAGTTTAGAATCACAGTGCCCAGACCGAGAAAGTTCTCGACATAGGTCATGCCAAAAGCGGTCTGCAGGGTGATGTTGGCAGTTGCGAGATAGTCCGCAACGTCCAGCGGGTTCATGAAATACACTGCGCCGATCTCGTCATCCTCGAACAGCACCTGCAGCTGGCCCCATGCCTGCGCCAAGGTCGCCTGGAAGGTCGCACCGCTGGCCTTACCCTTACCGGTTGCGAGGAAGTCGAAGAAGTCCTTGCGGATACCCTTCTGCACGTCCTTGAGCATCTCGTCGGTGGTCATTTCCACCGCCTGATCGTAGCCGCGATCGGTGATTGCCTCAGCAGAGGTGGCCTTGCGCCACTTCTTCAGAGTGATCTCCTTGTAATTCACGGCCTCGGTCTTGTACTTGCTCAGGGGGATGGTCTCGCCCTCAGCTACAGCGCCGCTCTCCAGAGTGCCGGTGGCCTTGTAGCTCTTGAGCACGGTACCGGCCTGCTTGGCAAACTTACGGGTAACACCCAGAGCCTCCATCAGCTTCTTAATGGAATAGCCGAACATTTCAGTGAATTCGATCTCGCGGACACGCGCAAGGTCTTCTTTCTTAATGAGCTTAGGATCAACAGCCATTTTTATTCTTCCTTTCTAAACAAATCCATATTTGCAGCGATTGCAGCACGCCGCTCCGTTCTGTCGGTGATTTTCATAATCGCGTCCTTGGTCATCGGCTTTCCGCCGTCGCCGAGCCGCCCGCCCATGTCCAAACGGACAGATGGTTTGGAGACCAGCCCCTTGTAGGTGCCGTCTACAAGCGCATCAAGGCTTTTGGTGTCCTTGATTTTCTCGCCGTCCAGCTCCAACGCGGCCATTTCTTCGCCACATCCGCGCATCGCAAGATCGAGATTCGCGCCGGTGATATTTTTGCTTTCAAAGTAAGCACGCACGGCCTTTTCTTTCGCCGCCTTGCTTTCCTTTGCCGTGACGCCGGATTTATAAGCTTCAAAATCCGAATGTTCTTTTTCGTATTTCTCCTTATATCCGCCGTCACCTGCCGCCTTGAGGTCATCCAACTGCTTCTGGACGCCGGGCAGCTTCTCCGCATCGACCTTGTAGCGGCCCACATCCGCTTTCAGGCCGTCCACGGTATCGGTATGCGCTTCGATGATGGTGTCCACCTGTTCGTCGGTAAGACCCATACCCTTCAGAAGTTTGCGTGTAAGTGCCATTTTCTACCTTCCTTTCCCTTGTCCGCAGTCCGTCGCGGCGATAGATTGTATAAAAACCGCTGTACCTCGCGGGTTTTACCTAAAAATAATTGTGATTCTTTCTTGCATTTTTCATGGAAGCGTGGTATAACCTAATCAAGAGAACCGGTCGTTGTCGGATTTATCCGCGCCCTGCGCGGTGTGATGGCGTGTCGGTTCTTTTTTCACGCCTTTTTTACGACAACAACAATATTCCCATTGCGAATAACGATAATCGTATCAACAAACGCCGTTTCTTTATCCTTGTAAATTCTTTGTATTTGAGATTTTAAGACTGAGTCAGTAATTTTCTTTGCGTTTGTTAGATCCAGAATAAAGTTTTTGCTCTGCTTCCTCGCTTTTTTAATTCTATTTATTATCGTGTTTTCTCCAGCTTCTTTGCTGAGAGTTTTTAGGTCATATCCTTTACCTCGGAACAAGTAATCCGGAGTCGAAATGCCTTGTGGGTTGTTGACGCGCGGAACCATATACAGTTCACCGCCGAATTCTCTTTCTAAGAGTTCGGCAATTTCTTTTTCATGGGCGCTATAGTCAAGAACGACATTATGCCCGTCAACCGTATATGTAGCCCCGTTTATTGTGAATGACCTTAGCCCTTGAACAGCGTGACTATTTGGCGTTGCGTCTTTTCGCCACAACTCCGTTACATCAATACATCTGGAATCAGAGAAGCCGCCAGTTTTCGGCTGTGTTATAAGTCGATTGGTTGGTGGTTCATAAGCCTTTGGCTTTGTATGCAGCACTTTCATTCTCTCCGGCTGCTCTGGCAACCCAGCCGCCGCGCTGAACGCCTTGTATTTGGAATTTAACCGCCGTAGCCGTATGCTTACAGCAGTCTCATCTTCATGCAATCCTGCGGCCTTGTATGCGGCTTTTTCGCGCTTGAGTTTCCGAATCTCCCTCTCAACACGCCGCTGCATCTGCGTTGCTTCATACGCCGTGTAGGTCTTGCCGTCGTAGGTGCAACCCAGTCCGTCGTCAATATGCTCAAGCTGCTCATCGGTGTATGTTCGCTCCGATACGCCCTCGACCCACGGAAACCGCCTGTGCCGGCAGTTTGCACCTTCCAGCCCATCCACAGCCCCCAGGCCGCACACCTCGTAAATGCTCGGGTAAATATCGCCCGTTCGGACGCTGTAAACACGGCCTTGCCACTCCTTGTGCGATGACCACGGAGACGGCCCCGGCTTATCACGCGCGCCGGAATGGGCGGAAACCTCGAAATATGGTGTCTCAAGATATTCCGCCGATTGCTCCGTGTACTTTGCGCAGATTTGGGAAACGCCTGTCATTACCGCCCGCCGCGCCGCCACATCGATTTGGTCTCGATGGCCGCTCTCGTAGTCAACAACCTTCAAGCCGCTGTCGGCAATCTGTTTTACCGCCGTCTTGATGGCCTGATTGTAGTTGATCGCGCCGCTCTGGATTTGCATTGTGGCATTATCAAGCGCCCACTGGTATGCTTTGGCAGGCGGCAGAATTGTGCGCCCAGCGTCCACTAAAAAACCCATTGATGCGGTTAGATTGCGGAATGTATCAAGCGTCTGCGCCCTGATCGCCGCAACTTCCGCGGCGTCAACCAATGTTTCCGGCTGCGTGATGTGCGCAAGGTCGATAAGTTCGGTGTAATACTTCTGGTTGCGCTCCACAACATCATCAAGCAGCTTATCCAGCTTTGTTTTTCTGATGCCAGAGGTTTCCAGAATTGCTTTCTCAATTTCCTTAAGATCAATTCCGCGGGAGCGCAGCGCACGGATTGCCTGCACCGTTACCTCGTTCAGCTCATCCGCAGCGTTCAGCCGGGAGCAAATTTCATCCAGCAGAACAAGCTCAAGCGCCCGAAACAGTTCTGCCAATTCTTCCGGAAGTGCGTCAAGCAGAGCAGGGTCAAAAGGGTAAGGACGCATAAGCCGTCACCTCACTCAATCTCTTCTTCCGGCTCTTTTGTCAGGTCTTGCATCTTGGGAAGCGCCGCCTTTGCGGTGGCCTCGTCCTCGTTCATCCAGCGCATACGGAACTCCCAGTCGTTCATGATGCCAGCGTTAAGCAACTGCACATCGCGGTTAAAGTCCTGCCCCTTGTCTTCAATGATACTGTCATCAAAGTCAATGGAAATTTCAACTTCCTCATCCAGCCCGGCGTTCATAAACTTATTTCCCATGCGAAGCAGGGTGCGACACAGCCCTGTGATCGCTTGCTCGAGCAAAATCTCATGCTTTTTAATAGTCCGGAATAATGTGCTGTTTTCGCTGATGACTTGCGTAGCCGTTGCAATACTGCCTCGGTCAAATTTGTAATGGTTTTCACCGAATCCGCACTTGCTCGACAAGATGTTCAGCATATCTTGCATACCGGTGTTAAACTCCGCTGTGCGCAGCGTCATGTCGACCTGCTGGAGGATGCTGCCATCACTTCCTCTGTCTTCCGGCATAACATAGTATATGGTCTCACGCTTGTCGAACATAGGGCGACCGTCAACGCTTTTGATGGCCTCCGGCTGCACCACAATTCGCTTCTTGCCAAGGACAAACTCGTTTACATAGCTGTCGTATGTAATATCAACGCCCTTTAACTGGTCGATGGCATACGCAAACACTGCAACGCCCATCGGGTTAAACTCATCGGAATTCGCAATGTTCAGGCGGTCGATAATAAACTGCGGCTTGTCGCTCCCTGTGTGAACGACAGGCGGGATCGTTTCAAAGCCCCGCACGCTGGCCAGCGGTACCTCATCTGTGCCGTACAGGTGGTTTTCAATGTCATACTCGCCGCCGTTCAGCCGATGAACCTGGATGTAAGTGTACTCCGTATCATTAACCCTTTTTGTTGACGCAAAAGCGCACTCTCGAATGACTCCGTTATCCCACGTCAGCGGATAGATGTTCCCTGCACTGACATAATTGATTCGAATTCGACCGGCGTCCACAATCTCCGATGTGTCCGGATTGATGCTCATACCCTCGACCGTGGGGACATAGGCAACAGTTCCTACCGCAGCTTTCCGCTCCTGCGCTTCGTTGGCCTTTACCCACCAATTATTATCTGCAAGGATCGCGTCTACAAATTCCTGCTCTCGTTTCCCCTCAAGGGTGATGTTCACTCGCTCATTCATCAGCAGGTTTGCCCAGTCCTCGCAGACCTTCTTGCACATGTTGACGGAATATCTGTGACATTCCAGCTCTTCAATTCCGTTCCACACCGTATAACTGTGGAAATCCTTCACATCGCCATCATACCAAGACCTCCATACACCGATCAGCGAGTAAAACTTGCTGTCGACTGTATCAAAGCCCAATTCTTTTAATGCTCTGCGAATATTCACTCTTTCACCGTCCCATCATATGACCGGCACGCTCCAGGTCTTTGTAATATGGCTCAATGCTGTACTCAAAGGCATCCAAACTATCGATATCGGATGTGCCGTCATCCAAGCGCTCATCTTCAAACTTATCAGGATCATAAATCGCGGTTTGTAGCGCGTCGATCAGATGCGGGCATCTCCGCGAAACCTTAAAGCGGCCCTGCTTCATCAGCAGTACCACCAACCGGATGCGATCAGTGATTTGCATTTTCAGCGCGTTCTTAACCTGCGTGCCGAGGTGCATCTTCTGCGCGGTATGATCTAACCCACGAATCAATACTGTTTCCGCGCTATCCGCTCTTGTTTGGCTGTATCCGTACTTAGCCGTCACCATTTGGCAAAATGTGGCAAACCGCCGATTCAGGGCATCAGGGTCAATCTCCTCGTTTTTGATGTATTCCTCTTCCAACGCAACAACGCGAAAGTCCTTTGTAATACCGGTCGCCTGGAACTTTGTCGCAGACTTTGTGCCGCCGAAGTCAACGCCAATAGAAATAACGGTAAACATTGTTCCGTTTTCTTCTGCCCATTTTAGAGGCTCGTCAATTAGATACTTCTCCGTGTTATTGGCAAAATCCTTATATACCACACCTTCCGCCGCCACCCAAAGACCGCGAACATATCTGTCATAGAAGATGCCGGCGTACATATTCTCGTAGCGCTCAAGCGTTCTCGCACTCAAGCCGGGGTTATCTGTCATCTCGAAGTGGAGATATAGCGTCTTCCGTTCGCGGTGTCGCTTAATCCACTCCTGATAGAACCAGTGATGCGGGCTGCCGGGGTTACAGGAGAACCACAGCTTCGCACCGTCAACGGAACAACGTGCAAGCGCCTGTTCCACAAACGAGCGCGGCATCAGCACCACCTCGTCCAGCAGCACACCCGCCAGCGTGCGGCCTTGAATCAGCGTATAGCTGGCCTCATCCTTGCCGCCGAACACCTCAAAGTAATTCGTCACGGCTCCGCGCCGCACTTCCATCACCTTGTCACCGCGCCGCCAGCGGATGATATAACGTTCCTTTGCAAGGCTCATCGCCGTAAACGGCACGATGATGTTCTTGGTGCAGCTATCCACCGTGCGCCCGCACACGCCGAAGCGCTGACCGCTGAAATTTTCCATTGCCCAGCGGACAAACGCCCACATCATGATGGAAGTCTTGCCGGAACGCACGGCACCGTCGCAGATCAGCGCATCATACTTGGAATAGGGGAAAGCAAGAATTTTCTTCTGCTTCGGGCTAATCATCGCTCTCCAACCCTTCTGCCATTTCACGCAGGCTCACACTCAATGCGTCATCCTGCGTGTTATCAGTCGGCAACCCCAGCTCCACAATATCGCGCTGCCCAAGGTACTGTTTCCCCAGCCAAATAGCCATGCTTGCGTTCTTTGCCGCAAGCTGCCACTGGCTCCGACGCAGCGAAATTTTCCCCGCTCCTCGCTTTTGCTTAAATACCTCGGAAAAACTGGCATGATAGGTGCGTTTACACCAACTATCCAATGTTTTATCGGTCACATCAAACCAGCCGCAGATTTCCTCAAGCGTGCATTGCAGGCCGCAGAGGTTCTCGAACTGCTTCTGGTCTATTTCCTTTCTTGGCCTTGCCATACGCACCCTCCTTTCTTTGGAACCATAACACGGCATTTTGGAGCAGCGAGGTCGGAGTTGAACCGCCATCTTTCCGCAGGATGCGGAATGTTTTACCGTTAAACTACCGCCGCATATTGCCGTGTCACTGGTGCCTTTCTGCTTGCGCTACCTTTTCCCCTTTATACATTCCAGCGCCCATTTCGTCGATTTTGGAAAACGGAATGATAGGAACGGTAAGCCGGTCTCTATATGTTTGGTCAATAAAATAGATATATCGGAGTTGGTACCCGGTCAAAATCTCACCGCCGACATAAGCCACATATTTTTTGAAATTGAAGTTGCCGCCGGTTATATCGTAATAGCTTTTGCCGCCAAGTTCTTTTCGCGGGGATGTTGGATTGCTTTCGAGGGTCATCTTGTGTATTTTCTCACCGTTTGGGAGTTGCACCAGATTACCGTTAGGTTTGATTGCCGTCAAAACAAAACCGCTCGCTCTGTATATCGTCCCGTCTCCGCACGAACACCCATCCGCAAACGGAATTACCCATTTGATTTGAGGCGCGTTTTTTCGGATTAGCTTCATCGCAATCGCAATTGCCCGGCTTTCACTATTGCGTGGGAGCACATCATCAAACGCCATGCGGTTCAATTCGATAAATTCATTCCACCCTGTCCCCTTAACAAGCCCTTGGATTTTAGACTTATCCAAAGACGGGCCAAAGGACATGACGCCGTGAAGTCTGCCTTCGTAAAACACGCCGAAATGCAAATTGCTGTTATTCACAACCTTGCCGCTGTAATGGTGTGTTTTCACAAACGGAACGGCAACCTTGCTCGGAATTACTTTTACAATCAAGTCCTTTGCGCTGCCCATTGCCGTATCACCTCATACAATGCGTTCCCGTTTTTATTGGCGTTTCCGAATGTTTCGGTTATTTCATCCTCTACACACGCCATTGCATATTCGATCAGTTCTTTCTGTTGTTCATGGAGCGTGAATGTCATTTGACAGATTTCCGATTTGTCCCCATCCGGCAAGGAAAAATCAGTGCCGTACTCATCTTCGTTTTCAATCCCCCAGTCGAAATCAAACGCCGACAAATCCAGCCCCGGCAATTCCTCTGCCAGCAGGTCAAAGTCCCAATCGCTCTCGTTGCTCTTGTTATCCACCAGCCGCAGGGCGTTCACTTGCTCCGGTGTCAGATCGTCCGCGCAGACACATGGCACTTCTTCCATGCCCAGCTTCTTTGCCGCCAAAGCACGGCAGTGACCGATTACGATCACGCCGTCACGGTCAATCACGATCGGCTGTACAAAACCGTACTGCTTGATGCTCTCCGCAACGTTGTTGATTTGCCGCTTATCATGCTTTTTTGCGTTGGATGCATACGGAATAATATCTGCAATCGGTTTGTTATGGATAACCATAAGTCTTCCCTTCCTGACGCAGCGGCCTCCCACCACTCGCCTTTGTCATTGCCGCGTCCTTCCCCGGCTTTCGCCTCACCTGTTGTTTTACACAATCGGCTGGGTGCAGGTGCGGATGGCTACTGACCTACACGACGGCCTTGTCCAAAGACAGCCGCCACCACGCCGCTTCCGCATCTACTGCTTTCGCCTCGGATTTTCGCCGCACACACCGTCACCCAGACCAACCACGGAACTTTACAGCCCTGCGCCGGTACGTCGGTCGCATCCGTTCATCTTTACAAAGCCGGTGCCAGCCAATAAATAAATTCCTTCGTCCTGCCGCTTTCGTACAGCGCACAGGAAAGACCACTTTCGCAGGCTTACGCTCCGTGCGGCTGCGAGGCAAGAGGTCACGCCTATGGTGCAGACGGTTGGACTCGAACCAACGACATACCTACCGGCTCAGTCGCTCTGCCACTGAGCTACGTCTGCATATTGCCCCGTCAGGGCGGAGCCGAAGCCCCGCCCATCGGGAATGAGGAGAAAAGAAATGAATCGGCACGGGCAGGTTGCCCCTGCATACCCAGCATAGATTGTCTCTCGCCGCTATGCACCCCTAAAACGAAAAATATTTTTTATTTTTTTGTCTCTTCCACATCCTCCGGAAAGAACGTCTCCCTGACACCCTTGCACTTCGCCACGATGTAGCGCCCCTTTGGATGCACATACACCACCGTCGCCTTGCGCACAGGGTACAGATTGTTCTTTGTCGCCCCGGCGCCAGGGAACGGCTCCGGCATCGTCAGAAACCGCGCCCGGATGGTATCACCGATCTGAATCGCTGCCGTCCTTTCTTTCACCGTAGGAGCAGAAGTCATCCGGCCTGCGGCTCTGCCATGCCGCTGAGTGTACGTTGCCGTCCGAGTAAATTTTCAGGCAGACTCCCATGTCGTAGTGCTTGCAGTCCTTGCAGTGTACCACGACCTCTGCGTCTACGGTTGGTGTGTCTTGCAAAGCATCATCAAATGCATCAAACGCATCTGTTGCGCCTCGTTCAATTTGCTCGTTAAACAAGCACTCTAATTCTTCCGCATCAATCAATCGCATCGTTGTCACCTCCATCCTTACCGTCCATCTTCGCCCCGCAGTTGGGGCAGTATTTTGGAAGAAGTCTCGGCGGCATTGGGTCTTCGTAACAAATATCTTCCCTGCAAGCGCTACACTGCCAATCACACCATTCTTCGACATCAAACAAGGTATCGTCGTCATCAAAGTCGCTTTCTGACGGTATCCACCGCCCATGCACCACTGGGACGACATCAGCGGCGGGCAGGGCCTCAATATACTGCGACGGCTCAAGACCTTTTGCCCACGCGTGCTTTGCGGCCTCAATCGCTGCATTGCGCTCAATGTATTTAGCCATCTTCATCCCCTCCAAATTCTGCCTCGTACTGTTCCGGCGTGATAATCTCGATGTCCTTTGCGGAATAGCCCAAGGTGTCGAGGCACATCAGCTTCACCAGTTTGTCTTTGTTAATAGACGCCGCAGCGTCCTCATAGGATACGCCGGGTTTTGCCTCAAAGCTGATTTGAGCACCAAACGCCCCAGCCACTCTAAAGCAGATTTTATATGCAGCCATTGTCAGTCCTCCTATTCCATGCTTCGATTGCCTTTTCTTTGCTGGGCAGCCCAGATACTTTCATCTTCTTTGTGTGGAGGCCATCACCAGCCCTATATCTCCCACAACCGGCATCCCACCCAAAGTCTGCTCTATCGTAGGTATCGTACATATGGATAACGGTTGCAACTCCACCGCACTCAGGGCATCGTTTCAATTCAGCCATCATTCATCGCCTCCAATGCTTTCTCCGCCTCCTCGCGGGTCAGAAAAACCGTCTTGCCAAATCCGTTTAGCGCTACGCCATACTCCCGCCCTCTGGCACCTATTGGCTCAAGGCCAATAAAGCCGATTTTATTGCCCATGCCAATCTGCTTGACCTCGCACTCGCTTATATGCTTATCCGTGTCCAGCAAGGCGAACACCCGCTGGCTCACCTTGCAAGGCAGCACCGCCACGCGCCCGCCCTTGTCGGCCTCGGCCAGCTCCCGCAGACGGTCGATGCCGCCGCACTCTCCGATGATCGTGCGAAGGTCGCTCCAGTCTTTAACCAGCGCAGACACTTCCTCCGGCTCAAGCCAGCTGTCCTCGTAGGCGGCGAGGCGTTCAACCAGACGGTCAAACGATGGGCAATCTATGCAATCCATGTCCACATGGCAGTTTTCGGAACACTTCATGTAGTGGTCTGTGCCAAGATAGTGCTTTTCTGTCAGTCGTTCCATCACTCCACCTCCTGCATCCAGAACTCGCGGCGGCAGTCGGAACACATCTTTGTACAATTCGCGTATCTGCTCCGAAAATCAACGGAAATGCGCCTTGGGCATAGCATCAAGTCCCCACGTTCGTCAATTTCCGCCTCCGGGTACTGCTCCAGAAACACGCTCTGCCGCGTCTTACGCGGGTGTGCGGCAGACCATTCCTCGACGACACGCACCACTTTCTCGGCACTCTCCGGCGATTGCGACTCCACATCTACCGTGCAAAAGTCAGTCATGAATGCAGGACATTCCTCACAGCCAGAAACTTTGCCGCACATACGCAGATATTCCTTTACAAACTTCACAGCATCCATCACATATCCCTCCATTTGCACCCGTCACAGGCTCCCTCGTGTGCTTGTTTGTACTTCCCGCAGTATTGGCATAGCTCGTTGATAAGGGCCTTTCGGTCTGCCGCCAGCTTCTCGTTTGCGGCTATCAGCCTACTGTTGGAAGCGTCCAGCTGGTCATATCCGTTGTAAAATATTTTGATTTCATTTCGCGCGTCTGTCAGTTCTGCGCTCATCTTCTCAATCTGTGCATCCCGCCGCAGTACGGTGTCCCGCAGGGCGGTGTTTGCCTGCAACAGTGCCTCTATGTGCCGCTGCTGGTTCTCGATCAGGTCAGCGGCGATATCCATCGCTTTCCCGATACATTTCGCGTCGTCTACGGCAAAAATTTCATCATATGGGCATCCTTCGCAATTGTCTCCCCCACAGCACCGCAGCGCGGTCACGATCTCATCCCTTGTCATGTCATTCCTCCTCCGGAAAATGTTTCTTTGTCACGGCGATGGGAAACGGCTCGATCTCACTTGCCCACCGCGCCGTGCCTTTACCGTGTATCCGTTCCCAAATCAGCGGGAAACCTGCGATGCCATCAAATAAGCTCCCCAGCGTTGCGCCCTCCGGCAGATACCGCGCCATGCGGCGCAGCATCCAGTCCCAGAAGGGCAGGGCGATAGAGTTGCCCAGTGCCTTGTATCGCGGGCTGTCCGCGTCCTTGTGCTTCTTTCCCTTTTCGTCCGTCCACTCGCCGATGTCCGTCCAGTGGTCAGGGAAACCTTGCAGCCGTTCGCATTCCATCGGCGTCAGGCGGCGCACGACCATGTGTGTGATGGCAAGGTCTGTGCTGTCCTTAAAGTCCCGTTGCTTGCAGCTGCTTGCAACCTCGGCGGCGCGGTAATCTCCAAACCCATTCATCTGGTATGTCAGCGGCACTTGGTTTCCGCCCGTGCCCATTCGCGCCTGCAAACTGGGTGACTGCTCGCCGCACTCGCGGATGACATCACAGGCGTGTGTCATATCCAGCGCCACCACTGCGGGCTTATTCCCGCCGCACTCGGCGTTCAGCGTAGGGGACAGTTCCTCTTGATAGCCGATGCTCCTCGCCTGTTCACTGTTGCCCAGCTTAAAACCGGCACACAGTACGGCCTCGCGGTTCAGACCACTGTTTTCACGGGAACTGAGCGTAGGTGAAACGCCGTTACCATCGTATACGCGCTGGCTCTGTGCGTCCCAAGGGGTCATGCACATTACCCCGTGGCGGTCGCCAGCGGTCAGTGTAGGGGACGGATCACCCTCTTTACCGATGCCAAGACCGTTTCCGCTGCCATCGTGGTTGCGGCTCTCTCCGCCGCCCTGCCATCTTGTAGCTTTGTCGTTGATGGGGATAGCCACCACTGGCTGGTTGTTCCCGCTCATGCCCGCCGCTGCGGTCAGTGTGGGCGCACGGTCGTCTGTCCGCAGTTCCGCGCCGCCCTGCTGTGTGGCCATGCAGAATATCGTCTGATCGTTGCCCGTACCAAGCGTACCGCTCCGCTCCGTCTGTACTAACGCGCCTTTTCCTCCGCCGTCACAGCCCCCCCCCGGATGCGGACTGCATAAGAAGCACCGTTTTCAGACGCTCCGGCAGGTCTTTCCCCCTCCGCTCCGCTCTCCGCAGGATGCCCAGACACGCTTTCGCGGTCAAATTGTATTTGGGCAGCGGATTCACCTCCAAAATCTGCGACAACCGAGATTCTTCGGCGACGCTGTGGGGTCCCCAGACGGATAACATTTCCTGTACGGCTGTCTCGGATGGTTTTTCCCCAGTCTTTAGCGTCGTGAGTTCGCCAAGCGATAGACCACCCACCACCGTCAATGGCTCCTGCTTTTGTCCATTTCCACTTTTCCGGCAGTCCAGATAGAGAAAATCCTGGTTCTGCGATACGCGCAATTTCTTCCAGCACGGCGTGGAAGTCCCGTCCTCTGTTGCTGCTGAAGGCCCCGACCACGTTTTCCCACACGAGATACCGAGGTCGGACCATGTTACCTGTCCGTCCATTCCGTTTGTCCTCCGCTCTCATTTCTTTTACGATGCGCACCTGCTCCATAAACAGGCCGCTTCGCGCTCCCGCCAAACCGGCGCGTTTCCCGGCGATGGAAAGATCCTGACAGGGACTTCCGCCCGTCACCACCCATACCGGCTCGATCTCCGCGCCTTTGATATTGGTAATATCTCCCAAGTGCTTTATGGCGCGTCACCTCCTAATCTCCAAACACAACGCCGCACTCGTCCTTCAGCACGTCCTTGATGTGCTTCCGCTTGATGCGGCCTTCGTTGATCTCCTGCGTGATTTTTTCCAGACACTCGTACAGGTACGCGATACTGTGCGTGTCGCGGCTGTCCGGTGTCTCCTCCTGGACGTGCCAGCCGCACTTGTCGATCAGCGCCATCGCCACCATGTCCATGCACTCTTGCGTACCTCTGCGCTTGCCGTCCATAAAAATCCGGTCGTCCCGGCTCAAATGCTGCTTGCCCATCTCAATACCTCACTCCGATGTAGTCCAGCACCCGCGCATAACCAAGGCCGTCTTTCGTGGGCTTCCACAGCCCATCCGTGTCAAATTGCCCACCGTCGATGCAGAACGCATAGTGCTTCGGGTGCGTCAGTTTCATGCGTTCAAAGCGGTTGACACCCTTTTCGAGGTGCGCACCGAACGCACAAAACATACACCCCGTCCTCTGGCATCCCGTGCAGTGCAGCTTGCAGTCGATCAGCGTCGCGCCGTAGTCGTTCTCGCCGTCGCTGGCCACGATGTCGCCGTACACGCTGGCGTAGGGTAGTTGGCGCTCCACGATAAACCGCAGCACATCCTGCTCCGTCCAGAAACTCATGGGCTTAGATAAGGGACGCCTTCCTTCAAAGGCGTTGCAGCCGGTTTCGCGCCATTTTTGCATCCGCAGAAGACTTTCCTCCGCCATTGTTGCCGTCGTGGGCTTGACATCCGCTCGGTGCTCATAGCTCTTTGATGGGGACTTTTTCATAATCCCGCAGCACCTGTCGGAGATGAGAAACGGCGCCGTAAGTAAATACCCCCACTTTTCGCAGTTGTAGGCAGACGGTTGTCCATCATTCCTCACCACCTCTCCGCGCAGCCGCTTCATTCGTAGTGAGTTTGGGTTGCGCCTTGCGTCAGTAATACAGTCGGCCACCTCTTTGCTCACAATACTGTACCCGTACTTCGTTACCACCTGCCGGATGTTCATCTTCGGACGCAGGCGTACAAGATTGACAGTCACGCGGGGAAACTCCTTCCGCAGCCATGCCGTGTATTCGTCCACGAACCGCTGAATTTCCGGGTATTCCAGCCCCGTGTTGACAAACACCAGGTTCAGCTCCCACGGGGGCGTCCTGAAGCTCGCCAGATACCGCGCCGCCAGATACGCCAGCACCGTGCTGTCCTTTCCGCCGGAGAAACTGACATAGCACCTCCCGCCCCATGCGGTGTACCACTCGTCCAGTTTTTCGTAGGTGGTCAGTTCCTTTGCCGTCAAATCCAGCGCCATGAGCTTTTTCGCCGCCTCCCGCGTCAGAGGCGTGTTTGTCGGCACCATCACTCGCCCTCCTCCAGACGCACCACCTCGTAGCAGCCGTAGCTGCCGCCGTGCCGGAACGCCTTGCAAATTGCTGCACGGACATTCTGATATTTTCGACCGGACAACTGCGCCAGCTCCGCCGTGGTCGTACCCCACCAGCGGGGCAGGCGGTACTTGTCACGGGTGACGATCATGTATACCGTGGTCATGCTCACACCTCCCGGATGGCAAATCCGTACCGATTGCGAAACAGCTTTGCTTTCATGACATACTCCCGCGTCCGCACACCCTTCACGTCCTCCACCACCGGTAGCCAGTACCGCTGACCGTAGCTGTCAGGAGCCGTTCTGCGCTCGTACACGAAGTCCGCGATGTAGTCGATACTTTTCACCCGTTCGCCCTCAAACGTCGTGTACGCCTCTTGCAAGCAGTACCGCACCTGCAATTTCAGCCCCCGTATCTCCCCGGCCTTTTGCAGCAGCATCAGCGCGTCGTAGCGCTCCGCCTCCTTCTTGCTGTCGAAGGTCAGCTTGCCGCGCCGCGTCTTCTGCGCTTTGTACTTGCCGGGCTTGCGCATCTTGTCCATGACCTGCTTCTGTGCCGCAGGCCCCAGCCGCATCAGATCCTCACTGTTCATCCAACAACCCTCTTTTCTCCAGTCCGCGCTTGCTCATGGTGTAGCGCTTGATCGTTGTCATTTTCCGCTCTTTTCCGCAGCGCTGGCACACGCCCTGCGCCCAGCCGTGGAACGCTGGCTCGATGATGTAATCCGCCGCCATCTCCTGCAAACAGGCCACGCACAGCCGCGCTCTGGACACGCGCCAGATGCCTTTATCCATCCAGCGCCTCCTTGGCCTCCTGCCACGTCATCCCGTGTTCCCGTGCATAGCGGGAGATACGGCCCAGCTTGCGCTCCTTGTGGACGTAATCCCTCATCCATGCGGTCTTTTTGTCACACACCCGCTGCACAGTGCCGGGAAGCGCCGCCGTGCGGCTTGCAAGCTCCGCCACGCGCTGTTTTATCTGCCCGACAACAGGGGGGAGCCCTTTGCTGTCAGACGCGATAAACGCCCTAACAGCCGCAGCAACGGTGTTGTAGCTGTCCTCGGCGAACATATCCGCCCACAGCGCCACCACGCCCTCCGCGTCCTGCCGCGTCATGCCTCGGTAGAAGTTCGGGTATGACGCCTGCAAAACGGCCATGATCTTCAACGTCTCGCTCTGTGTCATCGCCTCTCCTCCAGCATTTCCAGAAACACGTTGCCGCTTGCCTTGCTCACCGCGCCGTGGTCATCCTTCCAGCGCGTTTCCCAGTTCCGCACGGCGGCTTTCCAGTCCTTCATGCGGTTTTTGCCGACCATCCAGCCTTTCTGCTGGTAGAACGACACAAAGCGCTCTGCATTGACATGATAGCCTTTCTCGCTGACATACGCTGCCACGTCTTCAACGGTCGGCGGTGTGAAGCGCGCCGCGCGTGTATCTCTCTTGCCATCGTCAGATGGCAGAGTATCAATTTCGGTTTCGGTATTGGTTTCGGTATTGCCATTTTTGCCATTGGCAGGAATGGCTGTACTATCTTTGCCATTAGCAAAAATGCCTTTGCCATTTTGCCATCTTGCAGCAGCACCGGCTTTACCTGCTTCGCTTCTCGCCGTGGATACATCCTCGTAACTTGCCTTGAATCGATCTTCCTGTGCCATCACTCGCTTGGCATAAAATCTCTCATTGCCACAGAGCGCTATCTTCTCTCCCGTCATGCTGTATGCCAGCAATGCCCGCGTTAGACGACCGAACTCTGCATCGTTGAGCGCTTCCATCTCCTCTAAGTAATCATAGGGGAGGGCAGCATAGTTTCTTGCCATTGCGCCACCCCTTAGTCCATAAGGGGGGGATCCTTCTTCATCGCCCCGATGACGTACACGCCGCGCTCCTTGTCCAACGCCACCTGCACGGTGTAGTCTGTCAGCCCCTGCGTCACCAGCTCCGCAGGGATCTCCAGATGGTAGCCCCACAGCGTGTCGCAGTCCTCACGCTTCTCGCCAAACTGTACGGCACAGGCGGCGTAGTGCGCATCCATGCCGCGCCTGAACGCCTCGATCACGCTCTCCGCGTCCTCGATGCGCTGCCGCTGGCGCTGTACGATGTTCTCCAGGTGCCGATTCTGCCGCCGCAGACCATTGATCTCATCCTGCATATTTCCCATTCTTTTCTTCCTTTCTCTCGTACTCGTCCGTCAGGTGCCGTGCGATGGTGCAATGCTCCCACGCACCGGCACAGAATTGATTCATGAAGCGGGATGCCGCGCCGCCCGTCTCGAAGCTGACGCGGCTACCGCCCTCGCAGCAGACCCGCCGTTTCTCGCTGCTGGTGAAGTAGGGGCAGGTGTACCGCTTGTGCCAGTAATCCATGCCGCTTACCACTCCCATCAGAACGGCAGGTCGCCGTCATCCTCGTCGATCTCGGTAAAGCCGGTGGGTCGCGCCGCGCCGCTGTCCGCGTCCTTTTTGGCATCGCCAAAGTAGATGTTGTCCGCCAGCACCTCGGCGTTCCGGCGCTTGTTCCCGTCCTTGTCCGTCCAGTCCCGCAGCTGCAAGCGCCCCTCCACCACGGCCATGCGGCCCTTGGAAAAATACTTGGATACGAACTCGGCGGTGTTGCGCCACGCCACCACGTCAATAAAATCCGTGTCCTTGGTGCCGTCCGCGTTCTTAAAGTCCCGGTCTACCGCCAGCGTGAAGCTGGTGACGGCTGTACCGTTCTGCGTCCTGCGCAGCTCCGGATCGCGGGTCAGGCGTCCCATAATGAAAATCTTGTTCAGCATTTCAAATCTCCTCTCATAAGTAACTTTTTCCGAACTCGCGGCGGAAGTCCTCCTCCGTCCAGCCCTGCTCCTCCATTGCCTTGAGCTGTCCGTACCGTCTCAGTCGCCGCATCTGGTCGCCGTTCTTGTGTACCGCGCCGCGCCCGTTCCGGTGGCAGCGATTGCCGCACAGGTACACCACAAGGCCGTACTTCTCGCTCTTCTTCCGATTCGTACCGCCTAGGATGTGGTGGCGCTCCAGCGGGTCACTTGGGTCGTTCCGCCCGCACAAAAAGCATCGCTTGTCGTTCATACGCTCACCTCTCCCCACCGGCTCACAAGGGCATCCAGCTCTCGCGGCGTCATGGTCTCAATGCCCACATCCCGGCAGTCCTGCACGATGGCGTCTATCAGCCGCGCCATCTGCTCCGTGTCGTATACAGAGCTGCCGTACCAGACGGTCACGTTCACGCAGCCCTTGATTTTGCTGGGGCCGATATCGGTCATCCAGCCGATACCGTTCCGTTCCCAGATCCGGCAGAACGCCTCCGCCGCCTTTTCCCGCAGGCACAGCACCTCGCTGACGCCGCCGATGCTCTGTATCTCCTGACGGTATACCTTCTCTCTCGCAACACCGTAGTGCGCCGCCAGCTTGTCCAGCAGTACCCATGCGTAGGCGTTTGCATCCAGGCTCCGGCCCTTGCCCTTGATGGTGGCGGTGTACTCCTTGCCCGGCTTCAGCGCGTCACAGACCGCCATCGCCGCCTCCGGTGTCTTCACCCGCAGGCAGAGCCACGCGCCCTCGCTGTCCTGCGACCAACGCGCCGCGTTAACCGTTACCTGCCGCATGGTTGTTCTCCGCTCTCATGCAGCCCCAGCAGAGCCGCTTGCCGTACTTCTTTACCGCGTTCTCTACGATCTCGTTGGTGGGATACACACGATCCCCGCACTTTACCGCCTTGATGGGCAGTCCGCAGCACTCACACAGCACCGGGGTCTCCTGCTTGCTCTCCGGCTTGTCATACTTGCTCTTGTCCGCGTCCCAATATACGTCCGCGCCAAAGCCAAGCGCCTTACAAGCCACAGAGATAGCGTCCGTCAGCGCCATCTTAAAGCACTCGTCGGAGGTATAAGGCCCGTTCTTCTCCTTCGCCACAAATGCGCTGCCGCCCGTGCCGGGAATCGCGTCAGACCATACGCCGTCAGCCTTTACAAACAAGTCAATGTCCAGAAATGCGGCTACTTCGCCGTTCGCGCCCTGCTCAAGCCGCTTGTCAGTGATGACGTATTTCCATCCAAAGCCGCAGGGGCCAAACTTCTCTGTCAGCGCCTTAATGCGCCACATGGGGTTGATGTCGGTCTTTCCCTTCAAGCGGCCCGCCTCGATGCGCCTTTTTGCGCTGTCCGGAACATTGCGGACTTCGTTGTAGATCGTCAGGTTATCCATCACTTCACCCCCATGTTCGACCGATTACACAGCTCCGCACCGGTCACGGCCATGCCGGATTTGAGCAGCGGCGCAATGTCCGTCTTGCTCACCGTCGGCTGGGCATAGGTGATCTTGCCGCCGTACCCGTTGTCCATGCACCACTGCACCACCGCGTCCATGTCGGTGATCTCCACCGCCGTACTCTTGCGGTATGTAACGGCACATTTGGCCGTCTGGAATGCCGCGCCGCCCAGCGCTTTCTCTGCGTAGTCCAGCAGCTTCTCCCGCCTGCGCTCCAGCTTCTTGCGCCGCTCGGCAAGCTCCGTTTCCTCCTCGCGGATGGCCTTTGCCTCCGCCGCCAGATTCTTTGTCCAGCAGAGTACGCCCTCGATCTTGGCGTCCCGCGCCATTTGCAGCGCCTCGAACGCATCAAAATCCAGCACCTCGCCGGTCTCGTGGTCGATCAGGTTCTCCAGTTCCTGGTCGATGTGATACAAACTCATACTCATTTCTGTTCCTCCCATGCGTCCACCGTCTCAATGCAAAACTCGCATCCCACGATGACGCCGTCCTTGTTCTTGTATAAAGTATCCGTCTCCTCCCCGCACACGGGGCAGACGGGCATATCGTAGTCCTTCGGTTCTAACTCCGGTTCCCAATACTGCATCACGCTTCTCATACCGGTCGCCCCGCCGCTTTCAGCACGTCCCGCATCGGCTTTCGCGCCTTGAGGATGGACATAGCCCGCGCCGTGTCCCGCTTGTACTGCCGGTACAGGTCGCCCAGTTCCTCCGTCTGGTAGTAGCCCTCGCCGTCGTTGCAGATCATCACGCCCTGCCGCTTGGCTTCGCTGACGGCCTTTCGCATCATCCGGCCGGAGGTCTGCATCGCCGCCGCCAACTCCGCACGGCTGATGGCGTTTTGCCGCCCGTGGGGGATCAGCGCCGCAATGCGCTCCGTTTCCGCCGTCCGCTGGGGGATGTCGGCCTTGTCCTCGTCGCCATACAGATATGCCCGGCTTGTCCGCAGTGCCGCCTCCAGAGCCGTCAGCACCTCCTCCGTGGGCAGACACACGCCGTTTTCAAACCGGCTCACCATGCAGGTGTCAATACGGGGATCCACCAGCTTCAGGATGCCGCTGACCGCCTCCTGCGTCAGCCCCAGCTCCAGCCTCCGTTCCTTCAATCGGTTCATTTCCGTCCTCCCTTCGCGCCCTGTTGTATGCGCTTGTATGCTTTGCGCATCACGCGCCCTTTGTACTCCTTGAATTCGTTGTTTTTGACCCGCTCCGCGTAAGAGATGGCTTTCTCCGCCTCATGCTGTTCCCAAACGGGACAGCCGGTGCGGCATCCTACCCGCCTGTTGGGGCATTCGATGGGGCAGTTGGTCATTCCCATCTCACCAGCGCCCTTTGTACTCCGGCGCGGTGCGCCTCCTCGTGGGTCATCAGCACGTCCACCACATAGCCCTTTACACCGGTGTCGGCGGCGATATAGGGCTTGCCGCCGATGGTCACGGTGCTGCCAAGCGGGATAATGTCCGGGTCTACCTCCACCGCCTCGCCGATGTTCACCCACCGCCCGGAGGCCGTCAGCACCTGCCCCGCCTCGTTGCGGTTGATGTCCGCATAATGTGTGCAGCACGCGCAATAGCCGGTGATATCGCAGATCAGCAGGTTCTCCGGCGGCTTTGCGGCGGACAGCACCGCCGCCTGTACCGCAGCGGGAAGGGGAGAGGGGGCGTCCTCACGTTTCGGCTCCTGCGCCTCCGGCAGCGTCAGCGCCCAGAGGAGGATGCCGACAATAGCCAGCCCAAGCAGGATATTGAGGATCCAGAGCCGCCTGTTCCACCGCCGCGCCCAGCAGCGCCGGGAATACTCCCGCGCCCGCCTGTTCCGCTCTCTCATCGCCCCAGCGCCTCCACGCCCTTGACGATGGCCCAGCTCAGCCACGCCGCACCGATAAACGCCAGCGCCCATGCAAACACGCTCATTTCGCACCTCCACACTTCTTCTCGTTCGGCACGAGGCCGACAAACTCAAGCCCTCTTCCACGGGCGTAAATCTCGCCCATGATCGTCCCCAGCTTTACGGGGTCAGGGGGCGTTACCCAAATGATTTTGTACTCTGGCTTTTTACTCATTGCCTTTTCCTTTCCTCCGTGCTACAATAAGCACGGATACTGTATTTTGTGGTGAGATTCGTCCCACCCGCCCCGCTCGATGCTGCAACATTGGGCGGGGCATTTTTTTACTTCCCATCGCTGGATTCAAACAGTTCTGCCACCGTCACGCCGTACATCCTTGCCAGCTTCTTGTGGTACTTACGTGCCGGTCGCCAGTCGCCCAGCTCCCAATGCGTCACACAGGACAAGTCCACATTCAGTTTCTTCGCCACCTGCGCGCGGGTCAGTCCGGAGCGTTCTCGCAGCTCTCTCAATGTCAATGTTTGCGTCCTCCCTTCATTGTGAGTTATCATTGACTGCGGCGGGGAAATGTGCTACTCTGCCATTAGCCCTCTGTGGCAATCTCAAGGAGGTGGTTTCTTGACCAACCTTTTGACTTTGCCCGTTCCAACCCGAAGAACCGGCGCGATGCGATAGGGCAAGGGGCAGAACCAGAACTGCCAAAGTGAGCGGCGCGTCATAGAAGCGCAAGTTCGTTTTGTGCCGGGATGGCATTGCCGAGCCGATGGGAAGTAATCCATCAATTCGGACGGATGCGAAGCAAAGTGTCCGACCATCCCGTGCAGCGCGTTTTGGTAAACAAATTTGGGGGAAAAGCATCCGTGAACGAACCACGGGTGCTTTTTCTTTTCCCCGCCGCAGTCAACGCCCGCCGAAACCTCATAAACATGAGAAATCACACTTGACACTACCCCGAAAGCGTATTACAATGAAATCGCCAAAAGACATTGCAAAAGCCGCTTTTATGGGGGCTGGTTTTCGTGTACCCTTTTCCGGTGGGCTTAGGTATATGATACCTCACAAAATTTAACTTTGCAATAGCAATTCCTAAATTTTTTTAACTTTGGCGAATGTGACAAATCTGAGGTTTATTTATGGACATTGTGTTGGAGCGCATATTAAGCCTTATCCCCAAGGGTCCAGATGGGAAATATGTGCATGGCGCAAAAACGAAATTTGCAAAGAAGATTGGATACAACGATGGTGCAATCGTTGCTATGTGGGAGAACGGAAGCAGCATTTCATACAATAAAAAGCTGTACCAAATAGCTGAAGAATACAATGTGTCCGTTGAATGGCTCCGTGGTGAAACGGATGACCCGGGCATAAAAAAAGCCCCCGCCACAGAGGGCGAGGGCTATACAGATTTGCAGAAGGCCGCTATTCAGTTTGTGTTGTCATTACCGCCGGAAAAGCTGGAGCGGTTTATAAAAATGGGTCGCGCTGCTTTTGAGGAAGACCAATGAAAGAAATCGTCATTTCACTCGGCTGTGCTGCTATTTCCGGCATTGTCGCATGGATCGTTGCAAAACAGGCGGCAAAGGCAGAAATAAAAAAGCTGCAAGCCATCTGGGCGCACGAAAAGGAAACGGCCTGCGATGCCGATTTTGACAAAATGGTATCTACCGTTTCCCTTTACGCAAAATATCCGTCTCCGAATGGCTTCCATGACGCGACCGATGCCGTCGCCGTTTATCGGGCAAAGGCGACCGGGGAAATGGCGGTCGAGGTTGACAAGCTTAGCGGATTGATAGAGCGGTTTACGCCAAATTGCGACGCGATCTTGAAGCGGCTAAATACCGTGATCGAGTGCAAGCGGAAAGCCAACGGTTAAAATGTAGCCTTGCCGGTTTCGCCCTCTTTCCAAAAAAGCTCAAGTTCGCCGGTAAACAGGTTTCGCGCCATTTGGTAAAGCTTGGTCATTGCGGTCTCGAGATCCATACCGTCACATTCCATGCCGACTTCGTACTCGGCACCTTTTCCTTTACTGATCGCCCAAATTTTCATTTTAGAGCCTCCATGATTTTTTTAAGTTGTTCGTCGGATAACTTTTGTATCAGGTCAAAGGCTTCTTCCAGCATCTTTTGATACTCTATTGTATCACTTTTCACGTCATTACACAACATTTTGTGTCCCTCCCAATAATTATAGTAACGGGGCTATATGTCGATTGTCGCACAAATGTGCGGTCGAAAATACAAGAAAGTGAAGATTTGAGATGAAAAAGCTTTTGTACATTACGCTGTCCGCGGTCCTTATGCTAGGAATGTTAACCGCATGTGGTGAGCCAAAGCAGGGCGAGCCAGAAACCGACCCGGTAACTCCGCCCGATCTCGTTGGAGAATGGAAGCAGACAAACAGCAATGAAGAAGACGCATGGCAGGCCGCTACCATTGCCGGAGATGCCATTGAGGTGTATTGGGTATCTGATAACGGAGACACCAAAGCCCTCTACTGGGCCGGAACTTTCGATGCCCCTACCACGGCAGATGAGCCGTACACTTGGGAATCGGAAAATGATAAAGACCAGACCGATATGGCAATTCTCGCCAGCGGCGATGACACCAAGACGTTTACCTATCAGGACGGCGTAATTAGCTACGAAGTGTCTGCTATGGGAGTTACGCAGACCGTAAAACTTGAGAAGCAATAAGTAACTAAAGGCACTGCCGCCCTCCGCAACAAACGGCAGTGCCTTTTTGCAGGCAGCGAGGAGCGGTCGCCGCTGCATGATTTGACCATACTCCGCGTTGCTTGACTACTTCAACGCCAATACCTTGCAATAAGACAGCGTTTGGTGAGGTTCGGTAAGCCCTCATCTTGCGACTTCGCGGTGCCAAAATCGGAGAAATTAAGGTGATGCAAATGAACATTCAAGAGGTGTGTAGAATCCGCAAAGAAGAATTGAAACTGACCTATCAGGACATTTCCGACACTTCCGGCGTACCGTTGTCCACCGTGCAGAATTTCTTTTCCAAGTTTTCAAAGTCCCCGTCCATTTACACTGTCGCGCCGATCTGCAAGGCAATGGGCATATCCCTTGACGAGACGTTCGGAATTTCCGAACACCTGACGCCGACCGAGGAAACTTTGCAGGCGCGGAATGATGAGCTGGAACGCCATGTTGACGCAAAAGCAGACATGATCGAGATCATGCGGCGTGGAGTGCGTATCCGCAACTGCGTGATTGCTATAATGTTTTTCATCATCGTTCTTCTCGCTGCGTGGTGCGTGTACATTGATTTTCATTGTATAGATTACGGTTTTTGGAGGGGGATTTGATGAGAGTGGCTCTGTATATCCGCGTGTCGAGCGAGGAGCAGGCGCGGCATGGCCTGTCCCTGCAAGAGCAGCGAGACGCGCTGATAAGATATGCAAAAGCAAATAAAATGACCGTGGTGGGCATATATGAGGACGCGGGAATATCCGCGAGAAAGCAGTATAAAAAGCGTCCGGCGCTCCTGCGACTGCTGGGCGATTGCAAAGACGGCCAGATAGACATGATTCTGTTTGTCAAACTTGACCGCTGGTTTCGCAATGTCGCAGGGTATTACGATGTACAAACACAGCTCGACCAGTACGGCGTAACATGGCAAGCGACGGAAGAAGATTACGAAACACGGACTGCTTCAGGGCGTTTAAAGGTCAATATTATGTTGTCAGTCGCGCAAGACGAGGCCGACCGCACAAGCGAACGAATCAAATTTATCAACGATGGAAAACGGGCAAAAGGACAACCGGCAGGCTCAAAAGCGCCTTTAGGGTATGTCATCACGGACAGGCAATACCAGATTGATAACGGCACGGCAGATGCGGCGCGAGATATGTTCGCCGCGTTCATCCGGCTAAAAAGCGTCCTTGCCGTAAAGCGATATATGCTTGACACATGGGGCATTGACCGGGCTTATAGCAAGTATGTAAACTATTTCCGCAACCGTCTTTACATCGGCGAGGTTTATGGCATCGAAAATGCTTGCCCCGCGTTGGTGAGCAAGCAAGACTTTGACCTTGTAAATGATATTATTCGCCAGCGGTCACAACGCTGTGCGGGAGTTGACACAGACCGCGTGTATCTGTTTTCCGGGATACTGCATTGTAAAGAATGCGGGAAAACGATGCAATCGGAAACCGTAAAGAAGACATATACATATTACCGATGCCGGACGCGGATGCTTGATAACACCTCTTGCCCGCACACAAAAAGGATACGAGAGGATGTGTTGGAAGACTACCTACTACACGAGCTTGCTGGAATCGCAGAGCGGAACAATAGGTACTACAAAAAGGCCGAAAAAAAGCCCACGCAAAGCGCGGATTCGATACGAAAGAAAATGAGCAAGCTTAAAACGCTATACCTAAACGATCTGATTGAGCTTGACGATTATAAAGCGGAATACGCGAGCTTGAAAAAGATGCTCGAAACCGTGGAGGAAAAGCCGAAGACAGACCTCGACGCCTTGAAAAACGGGCTGGGCGAATATGGCACATACTCTCGGGAAGAAAAAAAGGAATTCTGGACGCGCTTCATCAAGCGGATTGATGCAGACAACGATGGCGCGTTTTTCGTAACGCCACGTTAGGCATATTTCCCCTTGGCGGACACAAAGGGTAAGTATGCCTAAAAATCCCCCGCCGTAAATGACGGGGGATTTTTTACCTATCGAGTTTACGCATGACGCTGTTGTAGACGCGCTCGTTAACAACTTTCAAACTGTCCATCAGTTCGTCCATAACCGCCCATGCCACACTTGGCTCAACAGCTGATACGGCCCGCAGAAAGTCGCTGTCGCCGAAAACTTCAACCGGTGCAGGAGCGGCGGAATACAGCATTGGCGACATTCTGTCGTTAACGTCGTTTTGCCGGTTAAGCACCGTATACAGCACAGCAAGGCGTTCATAGTTTGTCCAGCTGGACTCTTCGGTTTCTAACCGCGCTATCCACCTTTTGATCTCGGTCTCATCAATCATGGGGCGTTTACCCCCTTTCGTCCTCCAGCACGTCCATGCAGCGCTGAATGGCGCTTCGGATGGTGTCATCGTCTGCGCTATCCAGCATATCCTGCAACTGCCGTCTCATTCCGTCGCGTGCGCTGTCGCGGCTGTAATGCCCCCGGACGTAATGCTTTCGGCCTCTTGCATAGGAGCTACCGCCTCCGTACTCATCGTGCGGATACCGACGCGGCTGATACCCAGCTCTGGAATAGCCGCCATCTTCCATTGCCTCAATTTTATCCAGATTTTTGATGGTGCTTGCCAGTTTGTGCGCGATATCCAGATCGCCTGCGCCAAGCTCACCCTTTCTGGCAATTTCGTCCAGCTCATCGCAAAGCATATCGCGCAGCTCATACATAGATTTCATGCTCATGCTTTACCTCCTTTCAGCAGACGCGCTCCACGATCATGTTGCTATTGGCAAAGCTGATCGCCTGAGCGCTGGTGTTCTCCATCGCCACTGTTACGCAGCAGCCTTTCGGCACGTCCACGTTGGCGGCGACGAAGATATTGAAATAGTTCTCCACGGCGGCGGGCGTTACCGTTGCCACGGCGCTGGTCAGCGGCTCTCCGTTGATAGCCAGCGCGGCGGTGATCGCGCCCACCGTGCCGCCTGTGGGGATGGCAATGTTTCCGCCGAAGGACACGCGGAAACGCGCCTTGCACTGGTTTGTCAGGCCACGCAGGAACACCTGCCCGCTGCCCTCGCGGTGTACGATGCAGGACTTGCCCGCAACAGCAGTTTCCGTCAGCGGTACATTCTGTCCGGCAGGTACGGTAACAATGTTGGTATTTACATATTCAGCCAAAATACTCACTCCTTTCAAAATGCAGACGGCGGAGCTATTGCCCCGCCGCCTTTCAATATCAGCCCGGAGCTGAACAATTCCCATGTCGGGAATAGATCCCTATGCAGTTGTCAGCAGCCGGAGCAACCGGTGTAGCTGCCAGCCCACGGGTTGCAGGACGCATACGCCGGGATGGGCGTAGGCCGCAGCTGGGAGATCAGATAGTTGTTCTGTGCCGCCTGAGACGCGGCCAGACGCAGCTCCTGATTTGCGCTCTCCAGATCGCGCATCTTGGAGTTGGTCAGGAAGTCCAGGATGGCGCGGCTGTTGGCGTTCTGATTTTCCACGATGTCGCGGGTGGCGTTCTGCACGGTGTTCCGCGTGTCACACGCCTGCGTCGCCATGTCGTATCGAACCTGCGCGATGGCGGCTCTGTTCTCGCAGCAGCAGTTTGCCGCCTGCATCTGCATGGCGTTGAGCTGCTGCATCAGTGCGGCCTGCTGGTTGGCGCGAGACAGCTCGGCATTGCCGAAGCCGGTCAACAGCGTGTTGTTTACAGCATAGAAGCCGTCGCACAGCCCGCCGTTAATCAAATCCATCTTGCGCTCGATGTTGGAAAAGTCGGAGGCCAGCACATAGCCATCCACCACACCGCCGGAATTGCCGTTGTTGCCCCAGCCGTTGCCGCCCCAGCCGCAGAACGCAAACAGGAACAGGATGATGAGGAACCACGCGCCGTCGCCGCCGAAACCGAAACCGTTACCACCGCCATTGGCAGGGGTCACAGGCATGGTCATGGTGGGCATACCCTCGGAAAGAGACATAGTATCACTCCTTTGTAGTTGTAATTTATCTGAATCGCGGCCACGATAAAGAAACAAGTTGCGTTTTGTCTTATGTTTTGTCTTATGTTTTTGCTTAGCCTTTGCTTAGTCTTTGCTTAGTCCATCAGGCTTTGAAACTGCTTTGCCATCTGCTGGAGCTGGTTCAACTGCTGCTGTGTGAGCTTGCCGCTTTGCAGCAGTTTCTCCACCTCTGCCTTGGGGTCGCCCTGGAAATTCGTCTTGAACTGTTTGAACTGCTGCACCATCTGCATAAAGCCGTTGCCGCCGCCCATTGCACCGAAAAACGGATTATTCATCGTCATCTTCCTCCTCTACCACTTTGCGCTTCTTCTTGCCCTTCATTTCGCTCACAAGCGCCGCCAGCTCGTCGAACTCCTTACGGGTCACGTATTCCGCAGCGGGCGCTTTCTGCGCGTCAGGGGCGCTTGCAAGCCGCTCTACGAGGTCGTACACCTTGAGCGTCGGCTTGCCGCTTGCATCGGCCTGTTTCAAATACACCGTGGGCGCCGTCGAATCCCACAGCGCCACCGCCGCATTGGGAGCGACCATCCAGCTTCTTGCCTCCTGTTCGCCGGATACCCACTGCACGCCGCTCTGCGGCAGGGGATTTTGCGGCATCGGAGGAATGGCCTGCATCTGCTGCTGCCTCAGCTGGGCGAGGTTGTCCTGCATCGGCGGCATATAGGGATTTCCATAATAGGGGTAGTTCATGCTTCATCCGTCCTTTCCCAATAATACAAAACTGTTTCGTTGCTGCTGTCCCAGCTGTCATATAAAACACCATCTTGTACACACACCACATGACCGGAGAGCGCGAGAATATACGTCCCAAATGGGTGCTCATCAGCAAAACGTCCAACTGTGTAACAATCTGGGCAAGTATCCGGCACGATGTACCGGCGGAAACCTACCGACCGGAGATATGCGCCCCAGCAGGAGTTAGCCGACGGCATATCCCCGTCAAGATATCCCTGTACGCAAAGCCGGAGGTACGTCTCACCCCAATCCATTCCAGTTGCCTTCGATATGGCTCTAACGGTGCAGTCACCTGTGTTTTTCCCCTTTGGGTTCTCGTTGTAGTAGCTATACATATTCGCGCCTATCGTCGTGGAAAAGCTCTACAATGCGCACAAGGAAAAGCAATCCAGCGGCGTCAGCGCCGTATTGGTTGCATATATCCCGCGCCATATCCGCCGTATACCCGCACGTCAGCAGCCGATCCATTACGCTCATTTCGCCACCCCCTGTATATCTCACAACATACAACAAAAAAGCCCCAACAAAGAGCCTGAAAAAGGTCTTTGTTGGGGCTTCCATTTATGGGTTTTTGATATGGTCGGCAATCTTTTGGTAACCGCTACGGCGGCACTTCTTGACATACTCGACCGACGAAAACAACCTGGTTGCCACCTGCTGGCGGGATTGTTGCTTGACGTCGCACGCGATGATGCAAAACGCTTCGTCTCCGGGAAGCTCAAGCGCGGCAACGTAATCAATGGCACGTTGCGGGGACATACTGCGCAGTCTTGCGCGGATGTCTCGGTAAGTTGTATTCATGGCGATCATATTCGCCGTGGACTTGCGGAGCTTTGGCGGAAACAGGGCTCGGCGCATCGTTACCCCTGCTTCGTCCAGCGTTTTGGAATCGTAAATGGGAAGCTCTCCTCACATATAAAAACCGATCTTCACTTCCCCAGCAGCTTGCCCCACGTCCCGTTTCCGGCAATGCCGTCAGCGCCAAGGCCGTACTTGGTCTGGAACTTCTTTAGCGCCGTCTCCGTGCCGCTGCCGAAATCGCCGTCCGCACCGGCCGCGCCGCAGGAAAAGCCGTAGGCGATCAGCGCCGCTTGCAACGTCTTCACGTCCGCGCCCTTCATGCCGCGCTTGAGCATCCGCACCTGCATGGGCAGCATCGTGTCCCTCTCCGCAGGAACCGGCACCGGCGCGTTTTCGCTCTCCACAAAGGGTACGCCCAGCGCCGCGCACAGACCCTTGGCGATGGTCTCACCGATCAGGGTGGTGTTGTCGATGATCCACTGTGCGATGCGGGGGACATCGTGGAAATCCGTCTCGATATACACCGTCGTGGCGGCTGGGTGCTTGACCTCGTACAGCGCGGGATAGGCGCGGATCACGTCCGGCGCACCCGGCGTCACAGGCCCAAGAACGTCCAGCACCGCCTGACACGCCTTGTACCCGGCGCTGTTCCGGTCGCCGCTGAAGCAAAACAGGTGCGTACCGCTGGCCTTGCCGTTGCAGGCGTTGGTGTGGATGGGGACGTGCAGGTCAGCCCCAAAGCGGTTGGACGCCGCCACACGGTTCTGCATCGTGTCGTACTGACCCAGCATGACCTCCACGCCGGAACGCTCAAGAGCGGCCTTGCAAGCCTCGGCAATTCGCCCGCACTGGATGGCCTCGGTGGTGTCGCCCACCGCGTAGGTGTTGCGCCGCTGGTCGCTGGGGGACAAATACACCCGCTTAGCCATCGTTCTTCGCCTCCTTGTGGTACTGCGCCGTGCTGATGCACAGCACCGCGCCGAGGAACGTGTCCACGGCGGTGATGGTGGTCACCACCTCGTCGGGGTAAGGCCACGCCCACACACCCGCCAGCGCCGCATACAGCGTAGCCACGGCGGGCAGCACGATCATGACCAGCCACTTGAGGATGTCATATACCTTGTTGTTCAGCTTCATAGCAAATTCCTTTCCGGCGCATCTGCGCCTGTTCCATTTTATGCTCACCGTATGGGCAGCTTCCGCACTTCCTCCATGACCCGCCGCGCGCTGCCGTTGCCGCCCATTTCCTCGTACGGCTCGTAGAGGTACACCTGCAAGTTCTCGTACTCGTCCTGCGTGATATAGCCCCGCTCGATGTACACCATGCCGAGGTGGATGATGCGGTCGTGGGCCAGCCCCACCAGCATCTTCCGCTCCGCCTCGTCGGCCTTGGATCGTTTCGCCGTCAGCTCCATCCGCTTAAGGATCACCTTGCTCACCACACCCCACAGCGCCGTGGAGGTCAGCATCGCCACGATGACGGGCACGCCTATGTTCTCCCATCCTTCCATCCGGTCACCTCCTTACGCCGCGCTGTAGGCATCTCCGGTGATCTCGGCGTACTCATCGGCGGTGAGCTTGCCCTTGTCCACGGCGCTACGCACCATGTCCTTCGTCCACAGCCCCAGCTTGTACCATTTTTCAATGCGTTCTCTCATATCACACCTCCATCAGCGTGTCCGTCATCATGGCGGTATACGTCACCTGCGCCTCCAACCTGTCCAACTGCGTCGGCACGGCAACCGTCTCCACCGGGATCTCCTCACCGTCCACGGCGGACACCACCTCCAGCCGCGTAAAGGCGGGGAACAGTGTCTTTTCGCCGTCCATGACCGCCTCGTGGGCGATCACCTGCGTCTCGATCTCCACCCACGGGAACCGCTCCGGCAGCGGCACCGCGTCGGTGTTCCAGTAGGCCTGTCCTTCCTGCATATCGCCGCCGCACTGGAAGGCGCGGCTGCCGTCTGCGTTCTTTTCCAACTGCACAAACAATTCCATAGCTGTACCTCCTTACAGATTGATCATGAGGATGTTGACGGTCGTATTAAACGTCTCCCCGTTCTTGGCCACGATCTTCACCTTTCCCGCATCGGAGGTCGTCGCCAGCGCGGTATCCTGGAAGCTGCTGGTCACAAGACCTCCCCGGAACTGCGCGAAGCAAATGGTTCCGGCCTTGATGACGCTGTTGCTGTACTCGAAGATGCCGTTGGTGAACTGCGCCTGCACGTTATACGCAGCGGCGATGTTCGCCCGCGTCATGATACTCATTCCGTTCAGCGTCACATAGCCGGAAGGCACCTCAATGATGCGGCTGGTAAAATCGGCGTTGCTGTTCTTGTAGTGGAAGTCGATGTAGCCGCCATGTCCGGCAGTTGTGCCGGGGAAAAGCTCGATCCCGGCGGGGTTGATCGTCTTTCCCATGTGGTCGTGGCTGGTGTCCGACTTACCGGACAGCTTCGTGTCCGTCTCGCTCTTCGTGTAATAGCGGGTATCGTGGTTGTGGCTCGACTTCGCCGCGCCGATGTTGTCCCGCGCCGTCGCCTTTTTCGCATCCGTCAGCGCCTGAGTCTCAGTGAGAACGCACTTTGAGAGGGAATCCTGCACGCTCTCGCCGCTCGCCGTTGCAATATCCTTCGCCAGAAGATCCACGTTGCCGTCCGAGCCGGGAGATCTCCCGTTGATGGATACGACGGAACCCTTGCCGTCCAGACCAATGCGCGACACGGAATAGCTCACAGCGGGATTCCCGGTGTTAAATCTCGTGGTAACTCTCGTCCACAGGTAGCGCCCTTGTGCCACGTTGGGAATGTCTGTGCTCCAGCTTCCAGCCGGAACAATATTCCCGGAATCTGAAACGAGATACTCCACGGCGGAGCTGACGACAGTCGCGGGAAGGCCCGTGTCTCCTCTCTCGCCCTTGATCTGGAACCACTTGTACTCCTGCCAGTCCGTGGGGGCACTTGCCTTCGAGCCGGAGTAAACGCCGATCCAGTCATCTGGCGAATCACCCATGCTGTGACTGTTCGCTGTGGGCTGCTGGCTGGCATATTTGATCCATACATAGCTGTTGTCACCCTTGTCGCCTTTCGCGCCGTTCGTCACGGAGAATGCGAAGTACGTGCCGTCCGTGCGGGTAAAGCGGTAGTTGTCAACGAGCCCTGACGTGGACACCTTTGTGAGCTTCGTCAAGCCGTTGCCGTTTGTCACCGCGAATGTCTTTGTGGTCTTATCCGCCAACGTGATGGTATAGGTGTCCACCAGTCCACTTGTGCCGGTCTTTGTGATGTCCGAGATGCCGCCGTGTCCGTCTGCCGCCGCTGTCAGCCAGTTCAGCAGCACCTGCCCCTGCAGCCGCTTGGCCGCGCCGTCCTGCTCCAGGACAAACAGATCTGTCGACTTGATCCTTTCCGCCGCCGTCAGCTCGGAAATTGCTTTATCAGCCACAAGCCTCGTCCCCCTTTCCTTCCGTGCCCGAGTCGGGCACCATCGTCTCCAGCTGCTCCAGCGCATTGATACACGCCAGCAGCCTGTCCAGATTGGTCTTGCCACGCACCTCCACACTGTTCAGCGTGGTGCGGATGGCTCTGATGGTCTCCTTCATGCCGTCTCTCCTTCATAGGGGCGGCGCAGGGCAACCCGCACCGCCGATGTGTCGTTGTAGGCGTACTCCACGCCGATGAGCCGCGTAAAGCCGTCGTAGCGCGTGACCTCATCCCCGGCGCGGTACTCCATGTGCCGGGTATTTCCTGGTTCGCTGAACGCCTCCAGCGCCTCTGCCAGCGTCACGCCCATAATGTCGACATACAGGATGCCGACGGACGCCAGCCCGCAGAACGGGCAGTCAAAAGATCTCCCGCTGCCCAAATGAAAAACTGTCATATTCCCTCCTTTTCCCGTCAGGCAGAGCCCAGAACGCGCTTTGCCGAGGCCTTATCCACCCACGTGGCCTCCTTGCCGTTGAGCACGAAGACCCACGTCTTGATGTTGCTGGCGGTCGCACTCCCTGCAAACACTTTGTTTGCGTAGATCACATCCGCGAAGTACCCGTTGATAGTATCGTTGCATGTGCTTGGGCGGATCGATCCGGATGTGATATGGCGGTTTATAATGGCATCTGTTCCGATCTGTTCGCCGGAAACGGAGTAGTCCACCAGCCCGGCGCCGTTGAAATAGCCGTCGGCGCCGCCGTACTCGATGCTCCCGGCCCGCACGGAGCCGGAGAATGAGCCGCTGGCGGCGGTCAGGTTTCCCGCAGAATCCACCTTAAAGTTCTTTCCCAGCTGGATGCCGGATGCGCTGATGCAGATGCCAACGGAGTTTGTGCCGCCCCACGTCTGCCCGTTGGTGCTCAGGTAGCCGTTTTTAATGGCAAAGCCGCCGATTTTTCCCGCCGTAGCCGTCACTGTACCCTTCACGGCAAGGCCATTCTTATCTGCCTTGAGCACCTTTCCGCCGCCGCTGGTCAGCGTCCAGCCGTCCGCCGTCAGGCTCCACGCGAAGCTGGCAGCGTCGCCGCCTGTGCGGCTTACCTTGGCGCTGATCTCCTGCGCCTGTACACTCAGCGCCGCAGTAAGGGATTCGGTGTCGCTCTCCCGCGCTTTGACCTCTGCCAGTATCTGATCAGCCATCACCGCGAGGCTTGCTTTTACTTCCTTGTGTTGACGCTCAATTTTTCGCGTTGTTGGAGATTTGTACTCATATTTATAGTTGATTTTTTCCCCGCCAGGCGCGGAAATGTTGGCCGTATATAAAGGTCCATGCAAAACATCTTTTTTGTAAATTCCACCGTATACGCTTCCAACGGAAAAAGCGTCACCAAGTTCCGCTGCAGGGTTAATATGCGCGCCGGATGCCGTATACGGTTGATACTGAAATCCTCGGATGTTCGACAAAATTTTATTTGCCATCTCTTGTGTACCCCACGGGCAAAACAGTTTCAGAGTTCGCCCCGTATTGGCGCCTGCGCTATATTCCATTTCGTCTGATACGGAAATCGTGACCTTGGAATATCCATCAAACGTGTTTTGCTTTTCTAGCGATGATACGTTTTTTCTTACGTAAACGACATCAGACAACGATTCTGTCACCTCCAAACGTTATGGCAAACCCAGCATTGTCGATTAGGTATTTCGTTTCCTTGGGGATATCCCAAAAACAAACGAGTTGCAGTTCTCCGATTTCACTCATAACAAAGCATCCTGCATACATGGCCGCAATAAACGACAAATACTCCCTGCACGAATATGTAGTGTTATATTGCACACGGTATACGTTTTTCATTGCGTTTTTCGTGCGATTATCCACCGTAACGCCAAGCGCCGACGCAATTTCTTCTACAACATCAATGTCCTTTGCAGGCCACGTTAGCTTTGTGCTAGACGGGTAATCTTGTTCAGAAAATAGAAGTGCATCGTATCCGTGGATGCGAAGCCATCTAACATCATCGTCTTCTGTATCTTCTTCGATTGAATCAATAAAGAAAGTGCCTTGCGGGAGCCATTCAGACGTACGTGTTCCGTCTGTGATTCTTGCATAAACACCGAGGCGAGAAAGACCCTGTATATGCGAACTCGGCTTTAACATTTTAATGTTTACTTCTCGACTAATGCAGTTCCCGCAAGATGGTTCGTCGCCATCAAATAACCCTCCGGATGTTTCCACGCTCGATAGCATATTTGCGCCATATCCTCCATCAGCACCAGATGTTGCTATAAGTATTCGTGTACCGCCGAATGTGATATGTTCTCCGCTTTTTTCTATGAGGAGCCCAGATTCACCGATTGCAACTCTCGTTTCAACGGTATAGTTCCCCGCGAGTAATTCCTTGTATAGTGCAGATGTCTGTTGCATTTTTCTGCTCCTTTACTTTTCGACAAGCGGGAATGTAATGTCTGTCCAGATGGATTCACCGGTTTCAGGATCAACCGTAGAAATCGTAGACGGCACATTATTTGAATAATACTGTGCAGATACAATTTCATGTAGCGGATGCAAATTTGTCTCAACGATTACAAACTCCGGAAGGATCAACCTCATCAGATCAATCTCGTCTGCGCGATGCAATGGCAGGCATTTTACAGTTGCCTTATACTTAATGGCTACCCGTCCGCGATGCATCGTGCCATCCATTGTTCTTCCCGCCTTGTCACTATCCAGATCATTTCTAGTCCAAACGATTCCGCCAGTTTCGATTAAATGCATAATGTCTGTCCCGTCGATTTTGAAATACGGTTTTGCCATTCTTACACCCCCAACGCACGCTGCCTATTTCTTTGCTGGCGCGTGATTTCAGGAGATAAGACACGCGCCAGCTGTGCAAGGTCACCTGTGAACTTAATTGTAATGTCCTCTCCGCCACCAAAGTTGTTTATCTCTTCGCGTACAATCTGACGGATAAGATCTGCTGGCGCTTCGATGTTTGTCCCTTGCTTTTGGTCGCCAAGCACCGCCATAAACTCGCGGTTTGGCGGGATAATTGCTCCCTTCGCAAGTCTCGGGATTTGCAGCTCTGCAATGGGCCTAAAGTTAAACCCAAAAGAGCCTCCTCCGAGCCAATCTGGGATTTTAATTTGGAGGGAATTTAGCTTACTAATAAGCCAGTTGATGCCCTTAATGATGAGGTTTACAGCTGCCTCCAAAACGCCGACAATGGTATTCCAAATGCCACGGAAAATTTCTTTGATACCTTCCCACGCTTTTTTCCAGTCCAGCGTAAACACGCCGGTCAGAAAATCAATAAAGCCACCAAAAATTTGTTTGACGCCATCGATAACATGGCTGACATAGGTTTTTGCCAGTTCAATGATTTCGTGGAACCGCCCGTTTGTTTTTCCGTCCAGCCAGTCCAGCAGACTTGTAAGCCCCATTTTGAACCAGTCCATAATGCCAAACACAAAGGTTTTCACGCCGGTAAGCATTTGGATAACCGACTGTTTCATTTTTTCTAAGTCGCCTGTCAGTATGCCAGAAATAAGGCCAAGACCACCCTGTACAATGTCCTTGATACCGGTCAACATATCTCCCACCGGAGTACCGGCAAGACCGCACTTTTCTATGATGGTGTCTATGATCGCTCCAAAGATATACCCCACAAAGTCCAGCAAATCGGCCAGCAGTATCCGGGCGTGGTTTACAAAGTCGATGATGTTGTCCAGTGCCGCGCCCCAATCCCCGGAGAATACGTTGCCGATAAACGATTTGACATCTCTAAAAATGTTGGCGATGTCCTGTCCTATCTTTTTCAGCCGTTCAGTGATTTCATCTAAAAAATCCATCGTGCCGATTTGGCTGAAATTAGGCAGAATAGCAGACGCACCACCGCCGCTTTCACTACTTAACTTGTTTATCTCGTCAAACGAGGCCAACTGTTTACTTGCCGACTTCGCAGCACTGCCTACGCCCTTATAGGCGTTCATTTGGTCGTTCAGCGACTTTGCCGCATTGGCACTCTCTTTTACCGTAGTGCCAAATAGGGCAGATACAATGTTCGCGATAGACGAAACCACCGCAGCCAGTACCTTGACCAGCGCAGTAAACGCGGGGACGATGATCTGCACAAGCGGCTGTACCAGCGTCAGCAGCGCACCCTTGAGCTGTGCAATAGAGGCCCGCGCTTCACCGTTCACAGCCACCACGTCCGCCATCCAATCCCGTAGGGCAGCCAACGCGCGGGCAATGATGGTAAACACCAGCGCCCGCTTTGCCAGCATTTTTACGCGCTTTGTGAACGCCTCCATGCCCTCGGATGCTTTGTCTAACCCTTCTTGTATCTTTCCTGCGTTCTTGCCGGTATTGCCAAGCTGCTTACCTAACTCACCGGCCTTTGCTTTCATTCGGTCAAGCTCCGCTTCGCCCTCGCGGATAGCGGCGTTCTGCTTGTCCAGTTTGTCATTCATGGCGTTCCATTCTTTTTCCATAGACGCTACAGCGGCCTCCTGCTGCTTGATAGCGTCGCTGGTGAAGAACTCGCCGCCGCCCTTCATCTGCGCCAGTTTGGCCTTTGCTTGGTCAAGCTGTGCGCCCAGGTTGTTGGCTTGGTTAAACAAAGTATCTCGCGCGGATTTCTTGTTGGTGAGCTTTTCCTGCAGCGCTTCTATTTTCTTTTCCAGCGCATTGAGTTCTTTCTGCGCCTGCTTATCGTCAATGTCGGCCTTGATGATAACGGAACCGTCCGCGTTTGCCATACAATCACCTACTTGCTTTTATGGTATTTATGTGGTACTATGAACAAACCACAAAAAACTTTTTGGAGGGCGGAAGAAAATGGACAAAATGACTAAGTGCAAGACCTGCGGCGCAGATATTGCAAAATCTGCGAAAGTGTGCCCTGCCTGCGGGGCCAAACAGAAAAAACCGGTTGTGCTGATCGTTATAGCTGTGTTTATTGCTATCGGCATTATTGGCACTGCGCTTGGCGGGAACTCCCCAGAAAAGGTTGGGGATACAGGCGCAAAAGGCGGAAACGGATCAACTGCTCCGCAGAAAACGGAATTTGCAGTTGGTGACGTTGTCTCCCTTAAAGACATTGAAGTCACATTTGTGTCTTGCACCCAATCAAGCGGAGAAGGTTTTTACACACCAGACAGCGGCAACGTTTTTCTATTTTGCGAATTTGCCATTGAAAACAAATCCAGCAAAGATATTTCCATAAGCTCTATAATGTCCTTCGAAGCGTATGTCGATGACTACTCCACAAACATGAGCATGACCGGCACATTAGCCGCAGACAAAGGCCAAATGGACGGCACTGTTGCAGCCGGGAAAAAGATGTCTGGCGTAATAGGCTACGAAGTCCCCGCCGATTGGAAAACGCTTGAAATCCGTTTTACCCCGGACTTTTGGTCTGGCAACGACATTACATTTATTGCAAATCATTGACCGCCGCGCAGCCGCCCTCCGGGGCGGCTTTTTACGTCCAGCCTTTAATGATTTCTTCCTCAGCCTCCGAGTACCGGCGCTTGATGTCGATAACGTCGCGGTTTCTGCGGTAAAACTCCCTGTCGGCTTTGTCTTTTAGCTTGCCTTTTGCTTTCAAATCGCGTATGCGCACGATCTGCGCGAAGTAGCAATCCCCGATTTCTCCGTAGTACGAAAGAAACGTCCACCAGTGCAGATACGGAAGCGCCCTCACCTCTTGTCCCACTATGCGGTTGATGGGGGCGATAAGCAGTCGAAAGTCCTGTTCCCAGTCCATCAACTTGGTTGATTCTTTTTGCGTTTCCTCATTTCCGCCATTGATAAACCAAAAGCACCGTTTTATCGCTTCTTCCACGTGCTCCCCAGGCATAGTAAAAAAACCGGGGTAAAACATTCCCAACACGCCGATGCACTTTTCTTCGCTCGTTAGTTCCACAGCAGACAGCACAGAGAATATGTCCAGTATCACGCGGAAATCCGTTTCTATTAGGTATTCCGTTCCACACACCTCAAGGCTCGTCGGAAGGTCGTACATCATCTGTGGTACTTGGCCGTATACTTTGCAAGCTTCTCACTGTGAAAAGCCTTTTCACGCTTAATCCCCTCGTCCAGCTCGTCCATGATGGCAACCATCAGGTTCATCCACAGGGGCGCACCGTCAGCGATAGCGTAAACGCTCACGTTGCCAAACAGCGGCTCACACACCGGCTGCTCAAACACCCCGTCAATGGTCTCGCGCATTTCGGCGTCCATATTTCGGAGCCAGTCAAACATTTCGCGGGCGCTCATTTTTTCCGCGTTATCGTCCCGCGCATCCTGCTTCTTTTTCAGCGCGTCAAACGCTGTGTAAAGCTTGTCTGCAAACGCCGGATCACTGGGATTAAAATACACCGTGCATTTGTCATTCAGGTGGTATTCCTGTACGCCGGTGGTGATTGTCAGTTCCTTCATGTGTTCCCTCCAAAACAGGGGCGGTTGCCCGCCCCTTTATTTAAGCCGCAGTAAACTCAATAGCGCCGCTGCTGCCCTTCTTCACGGTACCCACAGTGCGGGTGCCGCCGTAGGTGATCTCGCTGGTGATATTCAGGGTGCCGCCGCCCTCGCCGCCGATGCCGGTGATGGCAATAGCGCAAGCGTCGTAGCGCTCCGCAAACATCGCCTCGCCGCTGGTGGCGTAGAAGTGACCGATCATCATGTCCTGATTTGCCAGC